ATATTGGGCTGGCTTGTCTCAGCAGTTTTACTCTAACACCCAAGCCACTATAGGGTATTAGCCGTAGCCCAACATCTCAACACTACTCTGGTATGATGTAGACTTTCTAGGGCCGACCAGCAAGGAAGTAACTGGAAAGTCAAAAATCTACACCACTGGTGGACTGTGCGGGATTCGAACCCGCTAACAGAGGCTTCAGACAAGCTGCTTTACCTCCGTGTTGCACCAGGCACAGCCCGCACAAGGACAAAACAAGAAAGCAGTATTTGTCTGTTAGATAATAATCTTATCTAATCGCTCATAAAGCGTTACTTTATAGTAGTTTATATTATGAGCGCAATAAGCTAGTCCCATTTTTAATTCTACTCTTCCACAGAAAAGACAGTTACATGTATAAAAATCATCTCCTATTGTATAATAGGCTACTTTATCATTTCTATTTGAATCACAGTATATTATACAATCACTATATATAAATTTTATTCCTCTTGATAGTATTTCAACAGAAACTATATCATTTCGTTTTATTAAACTAATATTTTCTGACGTAATAATTGCCTTTTTACTTAGTAAATTAATATCAAAACTTCTAAGATCCATAACTTTCAGTAAGGTTTTCTGATTTACTAATGTTCATTTTTCTATAGGCTTTTTTATTTCTATAAGTTCGTTACAAGCTTTAATTAATTTATTATATGAATTACTTAGCTCATCTACCATAATAGATACATTACTACCTTCTAATTCTTTATTTTTTTCTTTTTCTTTAGAAAACTTAATTAAAAAAAGACCTAAATTTCCTAAAGTATCAAAAATTTCGATATCTACTGTAAGTTCAGCTATTTTTAAATCTTTGTTCATAGTATTTTAAACTTTAGAAAATGCTTCTGTTATAGCAGATACTATGGTCACTAAACATGAAAATACGCTTACTACAATTACTATATTACATACCTGATCTAAAAAATATACAAACATTTCTTTATATTTGTTATGTCTTGTGATCATTTTAGCTCTTTTTACTTAGTATCTTGTGGGTTTATTTCTTTGCCACAGAGCCAGGCGATGCCAACGGCAGCGCCAACAGCTAAGCCTATACACACCAGGGCAGGAACAAGTAAGCAGAGCGTTGATAAACCTGCAAAGAGCACCGGAATAAACATCAGGGCCCTACCTAGGGTATTAAGTTTATACTTCTTGCTATTCACAGTTACAACTTCCTTCAACCAGTCAAGCTTTGTTTCGATTTTTACGCTCATTAGAGCCTCCTAATCAGCACACTGAGATCAGAATTCTGATTACCAGGCACTATATTGTAATAGGTAACAACTCATTTGACTCTATAAATATATTATTCCATTCAACTTCTATATAATACGTTAGAGTAACTTCTCTCAAAATAGGCACTAGTGAGCTAACTATATTACATTGTTTACAAGCAAAAAATAAGTGCATAGTTTTACGTATTCTATCACTTATATCACCTCGTCCATATATATTATAATGGGAATAACTATATATAGAATTATAATTTGCATATATAAAGTCCTTTGAGTAACATCCAGCACATGAAATATAGCTATTATAAGGTTTATAGTATATCTTAACATTTGCATCAAGATTATTTATATCAAAATTTTGTACTAATATCTTCATTTAAGACTCTTTAACCAGAACTCTAGGCCGCTCGTAACCTACCAGCAATAGCACATGCTACTGCATCCAGTAGGGTGACTATCTCGGTCGCAGTCCTGATAGTTTTTACCTAAAGCCCTGGTTATAGCGCCCTAAATTATTATCGTAAAAAACTCACTACTTTTTATATAAATATTTCTATCTTCAAATAACTTCCTTATTTTATGCACATTAATATCGTGCAGTAATCCGATTAATGGTTTAGTACTTTTACAAAAATTACATACATATAAAGTTTCATGTAAAAAAGAGCTATATGCCGTATTTCTAATTACAGTAAAATTTTTAGACGTTCCAGGACAATATAAACATTCTACTGCTTTTATTGATTTAGCAAACCTTACATAAACTTTAGCATTTTGTATGTTAATATTTTCTATTTTTTCTATATCTTTTAAATGGGTAATCATATTACAATTGTAAATCCTTCTAGTTCAAAAAATATTTCATCTTTACTAATTTTTAGATCTATAGTATTTAAGCTTAAATATCTAATAAGTGCCTTATTTAAACCAGAAGTATAAAAACATTCATTGCACGTCAATCCTATACTATAGTTTAGTATAACCTTATTTTTAAATGTAGTTCTTGGATCAGTACAACATGGACAGAGTATTCGTAGCTTATGCTTACCATCATATCCCGTAAGAATATAAAGACTTAAATTAGAGTAAGTGTGAGTTAACAACTCACGAACATATACTTTCACTTTACTGCGTACTTGTAAATAAAATCTTTGATTGCTTGCAAACCAATAATCTTTTTGATATTACCGTCAATAACTAGTTTACCGTACACCTTAGCGTAACTAATATATAGATTAATATTAGCGCCGGGGATTAACAGGTTATCCTTATTAACTCTATTATAAGTAATACCCCAGGTAGTAAGCAGTTTTTGAACATGAGCCAGCGAGTAATATCCACGCTTTTTGATCTTAACGATCTTAGCTGGCTTTCGTATCTTTTCGATACGTCTGGCTACAATTTCTGCTTCTCTTTGCTGCTTTAGCCGCAGCTTCTCTTCTCTCCTTTTCTTTTCTTCTAAAGCTCTGGCCTGACGGGCCAGCTTTTTGATTTTTTTCTGTTGCTGACCCAGCTCTCTCTGAGCAGCACAGTGTCCCTTTCTAGCAGCAGTAAACTGCGTAGCTAGTTGTGAGAATGTGTCTCTGAAAGACATGATTCCTCAAAAATGTGAATCGGGATAACTACGCCAGAGTGCGGTATGAAGAGCCACACTTTAGGGATGGAGGGGGTTTAGGACCCATCAGCTGACTTGGCTTAGTTTTACGCTTACCCGGACTTTTGGTCCAGCAACCCGATTCTTGGTGTAAGAGCGAGATAGGAAGGCTTAACTGCCCGCACCTCTTGTCGCAACCATGCAACGAAATCCCATACATTCTTCTGTCTTTCTCAGACAGTTAAGCTTTTACACTCTCGTAACCTATCTCTTGTGTGAAAGTGTGGGAAAAACGCGGTCAGACGTTTTTTACAGGTCTTACCTGGAAAAGGAGGGAAACCAGCCCATGATGCGGAGCTATCAACCAGCTTTGGGGCCACCACTCATGACAGTCATAAGTGATGAAAGCCAATCAACATCTCAGCCTTGCGGTCACAAAGCCTTGACACACCACAGTCAACCTAACCCACAAAAGCGATCAAACCCAGGCACAGCCAGGGCAAAAGCAGAAGCAACTACTTAGGCTATTAAATAATGATCTTTGTTGAATCTGATGGGTATTCAAAATCACTTTCATAAAAGAAATATCTTCGATTTAATTCATTATCATCTATAAAGATAACAATAGAGTCTTGCTCTAGCTTTTCTTCACTATGCAGGGTGTAAGACGACAGTAGCGTAGAGGGTTTGCTCTTCGCCCGATATCTAACTCTCTGTGCTAGGTTTAGGTGTCCCCGCTAAAGGACTTGAGCAGACCACGCGCATGATCCTCTAACCTCTAACTACACAGATATCACCCTCTGAACCTCGGGCCTAGCGGGATACTACTGCCAATGGTTATGCCCTATTTTCTTTAACTCGGTAGCATGAACCGAGCGACGGTTTATTGATTACCGTAAACAAACTGACTCATTCGAAAAATGATGCGTAGCACTTTTCGCACCACTCGCTCTCAGAGTTCACATAGCAGCCCTTGCAAATGCCGTAGTGAACACACAGTGTGTTGTGCGTCCAATAAACAGCATCCTTGTGCTCTTCTGGAGGATTGTTCAACAAATCCAGAATAAAGGTCTTGTTGTTGTATTGCTGATCTTCAATAGATTCAGTAGTCACGACATATCCTCGTCTTCGCTGTTCAAGGCTTGTAAACCAGGCCAGAAGACCACTTGACAGTTAAGGCACTTTCGTGCGTTGTTAGGCTCCCCAGTGGGGATGATAGTGCCATCCGGGCCTATTTGCATTGAGCTAGTATGCACCACTGCTGCTCTTGGATGCAAACATTTGCCGCGGTGGATGGTTACTATTTTCATACTGGCTACGCCCTATTTCTTGAAACTATTAGCGTGAACTAGTCGCCAGGTTGATTTTTATACCTCAACCTGGAAAGGCATACATGCTGTTACCGCATGTCAGAGCAGCAACTGGAGTTTATTTATGTTTTAGCGCCAGTCTCCGTGCGAAGGCGCTCAAGGAGTCAGCATTCTAATAGGCTTACGTGAAGGATCAAAGATTGGGTGTGATTCATCCTAGGGTTTTAAGGATTACCCTAAACCTCTATTCGGTCAGAACGGGATCTCGCCGTGCTCCATCTTGCCGTCCGCCTTCTGCTCCTTGCTGACCGCCAGATCGAGCAGATCCTTCACGCCCTTGGTGAGCCTGGACGTGTTGATGGCCTTGGGCGGGGCATCCTGGCTCTCGTTCTTCTTCTGACGAGCCCTGATCACGAACTCCCGCCCCTCACGGATGATGTCGTCCACGAACTTGTCGTGCGCTTCGGTCGCCAACGCACGCTCCTGCTCGTTGTCGATGTTGTTGTAGCCCGGGAAGGCCACGAAGGCGTAGGTCTTGAACACGTCCTTGACCTTGCCGTTCGCATCCTTGATCTCACGGGTCCGGTAGTTGGACCCGATGAACGGGATGTCATCGTCCGACAGGCGGATGTGGAGATCGTTCACGATGAACGTGAGCGGGAACGGCAGGGACCGGCTCTCGACGCTGAACTTCAGGTTGAAGTCCATGACGACGCGATACTGCGCGATGTTCTCCTTCGAGTTGATGAAGCACCGAGTGATCTCGGCGGTGACGCGGGTGTCTTCGGTCTGGAGGATGGTGATCATGTGAGTGATGTAGAAAAGCAGAAACGAAAACCTGACTGAGGCTTGAGAAATGTATGCTTGATGTCAGGAATCAAACACACATACTTGACAAAGTGAGTAATCAGATATTTTTCTGACTACTCAGTGTGCATCAGAGTCGCGTCATCTCGACAGCAACGTGCTGGCCCTTCCTGTTCTTGATCCACTTGACGGACCACTTGTTGTTGTAGGCTCGGCCTTGGTAGCTTTGCCAGTTGGTGAAGGTGTGTAGCTTCTGATCCTTGTGGATCGTGAGACGAACACAGGCCTTCTTGGGTGTGTGGGTGAGCTGTGAGACCTGGTATTGCGTGAGCATGTCAGATCGTGGCGATGTTGAGAAGTGCTTGGTTGAGCAGATTGTTGATGGCCATGACTTTGTCATTGGCCCTGAATGCCAGAAGCATCTGCTGTGCTTCTTGCAAGTGAGCAATGGCCTTCTTGGCGCGTGCCTTGGCCACTAGCGCCTTTCTGGTGGAATACACCACCTGATCGTGCGCATCGTTGACTGCCTTCGAAGCGTCGGGCAGTAGGAGTTTCGCGGTCGGGCTGAGCTGTTTCATATCATCTCCTTTGACACAATCAGAAACCCCTATTTAGCAGGAATCAGATATTGGATTCGAGATGTGCGCAACCTGTAGTAGGCGCAGGCAACATCAATAGTCCACAAAGTGAACAGAGCACAGAGCAGCGGCATCCACTCAAGAAACAGAGCAAACACCAAGAAGCAGACTGTGTTCATCCACAGTGATTCATAAGACAGGAAGATGAGCTTCCACTCCTTGGGGCAGCGGGCATCGTCCTGGCAGTGATACGTGAAACGGCTCAACATCTTGGGGCTGAGCATCATGGAAACGGCCAGAATAACGGCCAAAAGGGTCAGAACAAAGAGAACGATGAAGAGGGAGAGCATACAGACAAGTGATCAATATTTTGTTCTAATCGCCCTATATGGCCACTAATAAAAATAAAACAGTAATCAATATTTCTGCCCATTACGCACAAGGGATTACTTCCCTTGCACGATCATCTGCTCCACGACGGGCTCGATCATTTCCTCACAGAGAGTCTTGGCCTCCATGAGATCGAGAGTCATGGCTTCTCGAAGCATCTTGATGCGCCAGATCTTGCGATCCTCGCCAGAGGGAAGCTGAGAGCCAGTCAGATCTCTGACAAGGTTCATCAGTGCGCCCACACGGCTGGAGAACTTGCCAACGATCTTGGCAACACGCTCACTGTGTGAGCTCGCCAGGAAGTCTGCCATCTTAGGGCTCATGGCAGTGCCTGTGGCCCTCTGGAGGCTCGCCCGCATGATGGTGAGGTATTCCTGGTAGGTCTTGGGATAGCCACCCAGGATGACATTCTTGTCCCACCAGCCCCACTTGCGGCCGAACTGGTAGATCACCTGACCCCTCTCCATAGCAGAAGGATCATAGCCCTCGTAGGCCATGGGATCTACCCCAGCCAGGGCGTGGATGCTGTTGAACAGGTCCATCAACTCGTCAGCTTCGTGACTGTGGATGACCTTCTTACGACAATCATGCTGCACCAAAAGGTGCATATCCCAGAACGAGGGATACTTGCTGTTGGGTTCCGAAGAGAGAATGAGCTGTGCGGGAAGCTTGAGCATTGATGTCTCCTTTGACACAAAGAGTAATCAATATTTTGATGCCACCGGCCCTATTCTATGTCTAGTAGTAATACACTAACACCTAATACAATAGTAAGAGATACTAATAGAGTAGTAAAAGTAATCATAGTAAGTAGTAGTAAACCTTTACCTGCTAGTAAGATGATAGTAGTAATAGACTATAAGTAACTAAAAACTAATACAAAGAACACGTAATATAGGGATAAACGTCAGAAAACTAACACAAACAATCAAATAAGTAATACAAACGATATAAAAGTGTAAGAAAACTAACACAAAGGATAGTCACAGCCCTTACCTACACTAAATCCATTCTAACTAATAGTAATCTCCCTACTAGGGAGAATAGCATAAGTAATAAATAAACCATTAATAGCCCGGGATAATCAAATAACTGATTAGTAATAAATATTTAGAATGAAATATCATGTATCCTACTACTAGGGGAAAAGTAGTAAGCCCCGCTCATACTGTCAAATACCTGACACCGCGGGCCCATGTATTGTCATGGTGTATTACTATCCTACTAGTAGAGTGTCCCAGTGTAGTAAAGGCTATTTCAGATGTGTCCCACACTGTCAGTGTGACTACTCACTAATCTCTGAGCTGATAGACTGTACTGGGTTATGGGAATAACCCCATAACACTCAAACAAATGATAGGCAGTTTTATGACATGCCTAGGTCACCAACCAGGATTACTCCTGTTCCTTCTTGTAGAGCTTCTCCGGGTGACCGAAGTAAGCATCCACACCGCCCATCCTCAAGACCTGCTTCTTGGCCTTGGCCCATTCGAAGGGGAGACCGAAGGTCGTCACCGACCAAACCTCAAAGAGGCCGGTCTGGTTATTCGCCTTCATCTTCCACACCTTGACCAAGGGTTCATCCTTGATCTTCTGGTAGGGCATCACCCACTGGCCCAGATAGAGGCAACGCTTGGCCATGACGCCACCAGCCTCCTTGGTCTTGGACCAGTCGAACCAGCCAGTCCTCGGATCCCTCTTCCCCTCACAGGTGAAGAAGTTGATCGACTCGCTGGACTTCTTGGTGACGGGGCACCAGATCACGAGACCAGGCGCCACACGCATGGCACCCATCCAGCGACCCTTGACCTCCTTCCAGATGAGCCGCTCGGGCTCGTTGTAGAAGCGGTGAATGAACTCATTCACCTTCACGTTACGGTCGATCTGTGCTTCGGTGTAGACCGAGTACAGAGACCTGTAGGGCGGTTCAGCGAACCGCTCACCAATGCAGATGTTGGGACGCCACTTGGGCACCGACATCCGCGTGGGGTTCTCCCGGACAGCCTTGCCATCCCGGATCACCAACCGACCAGCGACCTCGCTGATCAGATTCTTGAGGAACTTGTCCTCACCGTCGTTTTCCAACACCTCGCCTTCACGGGTGTGGATGGGCCTCCTGCCGATGGCGATGAAGCGCCACCACCAGGGCTTCTTGAGGTCTACATCAAACTCCGAGGCAGCCCAGTTGGGGGTTGTCTCGTCATCGTCTTCGACCTCACCGAAGGCCTTCTTCGTCACCAGGTCCCTGTGGACACTGATGGCGTAGGAGGTGTAGCCAGTAGCGGTATCAGCCGCCACTTCGTTGACCGGCTCACCCAAGGCGGGGATGTCGTAACCAACATCCAGCCTCAAAGCACGCACAGCCTCCTGGTACCAGCTACCCTTGCCCAAAGGCAGGTTGCCAGCCAGGACCTCCTGCACAGCCTGGAGTCCGCCCTTCGACTGGACCCAAGCCGTCACCTCAGCATCCTTGCCGTACAGCGCCCTCACGGGGTTGTCCAGCATGAACTTGATGGAGCGGATGCGATCCATCAAGAAAGTGACGTCAACGGGCTTACCCTTGACGATCACCTTGTCGACGCCCTGGCCCACGACACGCATGCCGTGAACAAAGGTCTTCTGACCGTCATCGCGCACGTCGATGACAGTGTTCTCCTCCTTCATCTCATCCTCCTCGTAGTAAGAGGCGCCAGAGATCTGGCTGAGGCTGATGTCCTCCATCTTAGCCTCTTGTTCCAGGCTCATCGCCTCGATGTCCAGGGGGACCAGGCCCTCAGCACGGAAACGGCTGACGACCTCGGCATCGTGTACCTGCACAAGCAGGCACAGGAACAACACTTCCACAGTCAACCAATTGGGAAGCATATAAGCTCCTAATCGGTATTGTCAGGTTTTTGATATGGGTAACCTGACATGACCCAGTGGTGCCTAGACCCCTACAAGGGGCCTAGGACTTGATTCTAGCCACTCTAATCTAACTAAGGTATCTGGGATACCCTAACTAGAAAAGAGCGATTGTAGGGCTATTGCCCGCCCTCACAGAGAGGACAGAAGTAGCCCTCACCCTCTCCCAAGGCGTCCTGCATGAACTTCTTGGGGTACGAGTGCTTGCTGCACCACCGCTCAGTACGAGAGTTCTCGCACTGATCAGGGTCTACGCACTGGCGGCAGCACTCAGCCATCCCCATGCAGGGGACCACACCAGTGTTGATGAACCTCTGCTGGAGGATCATCGTCCGCACTTTCCTGATCTCCTGGACCAGGTAAAGCTCCATCAGGATAGCCGAGCCCAGGCTCGACCTGCGATGGATGCGGACCAGATTGTCCTCCAAAAAGGACAGGTGACGCTCCATCTCGCTAACGATGAGAACGTTCTTCTCCGGGATCTTGGTGTCGCTCATGGTATCCTCCTTAGGCCATGAAGGCCATGTACATGAAGAGCACGATCATCAGCCCGGAGCCCACCAGCTCCCAGTTGATGCGGAAACGGGGCTTGATGTCATCCACATGGATGTACTTCCCCTTCTTCACGATGTACTTACCCTGACGCATGATGTCCTCCTTTAGGACATGTTTAGCCCGTTCGTGGGCCTATGATCCCCATCAATGCAGGGGATTACGGCCATACTAGCAAAGTGCCAGTATGACTGCTAGCCTATTTTTATAGCGCCGGCTATTGGCGCTGATCCCTATTAGAGATCATAGGGATCAAACTCTACTGCCTTCTCCTGAGGGGCAGGAGTAGGAGGAAGAGGCTTCTTGGGGCAGCGCAGATTGTGCTTCCAGCTACCGTCCCAGATCCTACCGTCCTGCCCATAATAGCAGGGCTCCCACACCTCACCACAATCAGTGCAGCGGTAGCAGGTCTGCTCCAACAGGTGGTTGTACCCGTTAGACGTAACGTGCTGCATCTTCTTGGTGTACGACTCAATCACTGCAGTGTCCTCCTAGCAAGAATGTGATCACTTAACATAGGTAGATCACAACACCTATTGGTCTAGTCATGTTTAGAGGCACAGACTAGCAAGCCTTAGGACATCAGTCCTTCTTGCTGCGGTAAGCAGCGATCTTCGCCCTGAGCCACAGGCTGAGGGAGAAGTCGAACATCACGAACACCACCATGTCAAGGACCTGAAGGCACAGGACAATGACAACGATGGCGAACAGAGACGAAGCGATGTCAACCAGCATGATGTTTCTCCTTTAGAAACATGGGGTGGCCGTGTTAAGAGAAAACGCTCTCTTTCATCAACGACCAATCAACTATTACCCATTACTCTCCATTTTTTTGACATACTAGTCATTTTTTTGACAACATATTTTTTATATATATACTATAATTTTCCTATATAGATCAATTTTTTGACACAAGCCGTTTAGGAATTCACACAGTACAAATGTAGTGGGTTACCTTCCCTCCAAGGAGTAATCCAATGTATATTTTAGTTTTATTAGTTTTACTTGTAGGATGCAGTGGGATACATGTTAAACCCACACTAAACTTTGATTCCGTAGTCTCAGTATCTAATGAGAGTGGTATTATAGGTTCTGCTGTAGCCGTTAGGCATACAATTGACAGTACTTATTTTCTAACATGTAATCATGTTGCCACCGCCGGGGCTCAGTTTATTGATTATAAATCAAATAAATATAAAATAAAATTGACTATTAATCATGAAACACTTGATGTGGCATTAGTGGTTATAGATAAGATAGATATTGTTCTTGCAGAAGTTAGTACAATTGTAAAGCCTTTAGATGTTGCTTATGCCGCGGGATTTCCATTAGGCATGACTAAGACAATATCAATAGGCCTTATAAACGACCCTATAGATATAAAGACAGGTTGGCTGTGTACAGCCCCTGCTTATAAAGGAAACTCTGGTGGAGGAGTTTTTAATAGTCTAGGACAGCTTGTAGGAATATCAGCTGCCTTAGGCGCAGAGCCCGGTGGGCCAGAACCCATTGTAGTTCCGCACTTACATGTTTTTGTTCCAGTGTATATTTTTATTGATTGGTTGGAGGCTAACTGTCATGCAAGATAAAAAGAGAAAAGCAAAGATCGTCAAAATTTCTTGGGACTGCGATGACAAGAAATGTAAGACCGTGAATTTTAGGGAAGTCCCTGAAAACATCGTATTAAATGATGACGTGTGTGACTATTGCCACAAGCGAATACACGAGCCCAATTTAAGACGAATTGAAGAGTAAAATAAAAAATGACTAACATTAAACAGTTTCCTAAGAAAGAAAATCTGCCAGATAATTGCAAGAATACTGAAATCTATTACATGCAGGAAATCCTCTATAGCGAGGACCAGACTAAGGGGGTAGTTGACTTTACTACCGGTGACGAGAGAAATAGACGCTGGGGAGTAGTAATCTCTTTTTCGATATTTCCTAAGTTTGAGCAGGTGCCTATGAATGGGGCGCCATTACTACTACCTAAAACCCCCGCTAGGTTCGTGGCCGCGGATACTATTGAAGAGGCTAAGGCAAGAATTAACCACGAGCTAGATAAGGCGTTTGAGATGGCAGATCTTTCTGTACGGGATCCTGAAGCCTTTAAAAAGAAGGCTATGGAGCAGCTGGGAAAGGTTGGTCAAATAAATGCTTCTGATATGAGTTGATCGCAAATTTTTTGGGTCAAAGTATTAACCAGTCAATGGGAAGATCTCCTTGACTGGTTTTTTTATAGGTAAAAAAATGATAAGTTCAAAAAATAGACTAGTAAACCAATTACTACGATATATCTATCGAGATAAGAAAGATGTCACTATGTTACGTGTTGATATAGACAACGTAACCAGGATACTAGAAGTACACGGTTATAACATCCCTAGAAATAAGTTTGAAGTAAACGTAGAAAAGCTGTTGAATACTAAGTTAGTAGGAGCTAAGATAAATCCTGGCACTTCGGCTATTATAGCTGATCTTATTATAGACTTAGCTGATAAAATGCATATTTCTGACGAAGCTCTTGCAAATTATTTTATAACACATAATACTGAGCAGGATGCAGTAGAGACTCAGAATAAGATAAAAGAATGGCGTAAAGAATATTACGGTTCTATGGATAAAACTAAAAAGCAAGCCTTATTAGAATCCTTAGAAGGTAAAATTAATAATAACGTTCTTGATCAAATTAGAAGAGCATGAAGATTCCAGTAGACTTGGTGATCTCCGTCATAAAAAAGTCAGAAGAATGCAGAAATTACTTGGAGCTAAACTACCCATATGAATTCGAAATCTGGACCAGATTCTCAACCAAAAACGGAGACCACTGCGCATTCGCCCGTGCCGCCCTTAACAGAATCTCAAAAGAAGAGTTCAACAAATACGGAAAAGCTTTTGTATTCTCCCTTGGTTCTGAAGAATGGGGGAGTAGAGGATATCAAGAGTCTATTAGTAGAAAAGATAGCTAAGGATAGCGGAAATTTGACGACTGAGCAGATGTCTAGCCTAACAAGGTTTATGGATGTCTCCAGTAAAGGGTACACCGGATCTCTAGGCATGATATGCGCCGGAGAGCGGTGCCCTTTTATTTCACACTGTCCTCTTAAACAGGCAGGTATTGCTTTGCCTTATAAAAAGGCCTGTCCAGTAGAAGCCTCTATGGTTACAATATGGATAAATAAACATCTTAGAGCGCTTGGTATTGAAAACCCAGAAGATCCTATTCATTCTTTTGATATGGACCTTTTATATGAATTAGCTGGACAAGAATTGATAAGATGGAGATGTGGTGTGCATTTATCTGATGATCCTAGACTTGTGTCTAATCAACAGGTGGGCGCTACTCAGCAAGGTGAGCCTATATTTGCAGATGTTATAAATCCAGTCTTAGATGTTCTCGAAAGAGCTGGAAGAAATATATTTAAAATTAGAGAAGCCTTGGTTGCTACTAGAGAGGCACAGGTTAAGGCAGGTCAGGTTAACACTGATCCTACTTTACGCTCTGCTGAACTAAGAGAAAAGGCTTTATCTGTGGCTAAGAAGCGCAGAGAAGAAGTTAAAGACGCAGACTTTAAAGTACAATGAACTGTTTTACAAAATATTTTATGCCTTGTATAGCGGGTATTCTAGGTAAAAAGGGAGTTAACTTAACTCACTCTTTTATTACCCCTAATATGTTTCTTTTATCTTCTTTTGCTAAAGGTAACGTTACTACTAGGCGTATTGCGGGTAATACTGTAAGAACACCTATGGTACATAGATCAAGAATCATGGGAGGCTACTAATGTCAGGATTTTTAGCTAGAGCCGCCTATGCAGGTAAAAATTTATTTGGTAGCTCTTCGTTCCGACAAAAAGCAATTATTGCCGGTGCTGCACTAGGCGGTACTAAGCTAGCAAATACTTTAATAGACATACAACAAGAAAATAGAAAGGCATATTATGGCGAAGAGAGATACAATGCATATTATGGTGATAACGTCGAGTCAGCTAAGACCTTTATATCTGTATTTGGCATGTATACTGCAGCTACGGCTATCTTTGGACGCGACCCTATCTCTAGAGGAATTAATAGCGGAAAGCGATGGTTTGGAGAGGGAAGAAGACTACGAAATATAATTAACAAGCAAAGAGTTGACCGCCCTGCTACTAGGATAGCCAAAGGACCAATGGAAGGTCAGGTAATGGCCCCATTAACTAGATCTAGACGCGCAAATCCAGGATTAGTAGAAAGATACAATAAACTAAAGAAAGCTCCTCAAATAGGCTTATTACACGGATCTTTATATACTTCTATGCTTGCTACAGGAGCTGGAACAAACACAGGTCCTGGAGCTATGATTCTTGGTGGCACACTTATTGCAGGTGCTGGATTGATAGGAGCTAAAGGTGCTCAGATGGCAGGAAAGATGCTGTTAGGGCATGGTGTAGAAATAATGCCTAACTTAGCTGCTACTGCAGTAGGAGCAGGTGTGGGCTATGTATCAGGATCAAGAAATAATAATATGACTGCAGAGGGTACCGTGACGGGCTTTATGGATTCAAACTCTGTAGTATCTAGAATGAACTTTAGCACCGCGGGTCTTACTCTAGCCTTACATAGAAATAACAGGAAGTATTAGAATGAAAATCTGCACGAAATGTAAATTAGAAAAAGATTTAAAAAATTTTTATAAGGGCAGAAGTATGTGCAAGGACTGTCATAAAGCATATAAAAAAGATTATTACATGCTTAATAAACACAAGTCTCAAACTAGCAGTAATAAATGGTATTTAGAAAACAAAGATAAAGTAAAATCATATGTAGACAAAAAAGTAGCTAAAGCTAAAAGATTTAAAGAAAGAGTATTAAAGAAATTTCCTTGTAAAGCCTGTGGTATGTCTAATATTAATTATCTAGAATTTGATCATATAGATATTAAAGATAAAAAGCATAGGATATCTAGTATGTGTAGTGAAGGAAGGACACTAAAAGCTATAAAAAAGGAAATGAGAAAATGTCAGGTGCTATGTGTTGCTTGTCATAAGAAAAAAACAAAGCTAGACATAAAAAAAGATTCTTCTTATTTTTCAAAAAGATCTAGAAAAATAAAAATTGAATTTATAGATTTTTTATCTATTGGGGTAATACCAATACTAGGATGAAATACTAATGGTACAAAACTGGGAAAATTTTATGTCGCCTAGTGGCGGAATGGTTAATAACACATTTATTGACGGCTTTGGAGCTGGCGCTGTTACCATAGGTGCCTCTTTAGCTCCTAATTATTTATTTGGCGGCTTAGAAAAAAGAGATCTAAGATTAGCAAGAAATAGTCTATATAATAAAGCTATAAACAAACAGTTTAAACCAAACAGATATTTTGACTCTACTGAGACCGGGGCCAGAAGATATGGAAAAAGTGTAGCTTCAGCGTATAAAAGAGTAAGCAAAGGTATTAAGCAAAGATATTCGGGACTGAGGGGTGGAGCAAGAGCTTTAGGTTGGACGTATGCTGCATTGTTTGCAGCAGATATTGTATCATCAATGGCAACGCCCGGACTTACAGCAAGCGCTATGACAGAGATGTCAGGAGATATACAGCAAGGGCCATTAGATGGCCCTCAAGCATATACTCAGAGACAACGAGCGCTTCAAGCAATTTTTGATAGCCAGATGGGTGTCAAAAACGTTATAGGACAAGAAGCTAGCTTTTTTCATAAATGACCAAAGAACTTAAGATACTTTTATTTGACATTGAAACCGCCCCAAATATCGGATATACTTGGGAAAAATACGAAACTAACGTTATTGAGTTTATAAAAGAAAGATACATGCTAACCTTCACCGCTAAGTGGTTAGGTGAGAATAAAAGTGTCACATATGGACTAGACGACTTCCCTACATACAGCGCTAATACAGAATGTGATAAAGAGTTATGTATTAAGCTATGGGAACTAATAGATGAAGCCGATATAGTAATTGGTCATAATTCTGATAGCTTTGATATAAAGGTTATGAATACAAGATTTATAGCTAACGGACTTCTTCCTCCTTCTCCTTATAGAACAGTTGACACTAGAAAGGAGGCTAAAAAGAAGTTTGGATTTAGTAGCAACTCACTTAATGATCTTTGCACTCTCTTAGGAATAGGTGGTAAGCACCCTACTGGTGGGTTTAAGCTTTGGAAAGACTGTATGGCAGGAGATAAGGCTGCCTGGAAAAAAATGAAGAAGTACAATAAAATTGACGTACTTCTACTAGAGCAGTTATACCTTAAGCTTCGTCCTTGGATGAAGACTCATCCTAATACCGCTATACTAAAAGATAAACTTGCTTGTCACGCTTGTTCTAGTCTCAATACACAAAGACGCGGCACCATGTTTAATAAAGTAACAAAGTATCAAAGAATATTCTGTAATGACTGTGGAAGTTGGTCTCAAGGACCTGTAGAAAAATGAGTACGTATATACCTGAAAATAATTACCATTCCTCCAACTATACTCCTATAAAGGAGCATAAGGAGGATATGTGTACTAGATGTGAAAGATATTACAAGTCCTTATATGACGGAGGCTTGACTAAGTCTCCTTTTCCGCCTAACTGCGAAAAGCATATTACTAATAGAATTAAGCAACTAGATCCCTCTGATTTTACAGATAATCAAGAATATGAAGACACTGTACTAGTGATGGATCCTATTGCTTGGGCAGCATACGAGTTTGATTGGAATCCTAGATTTTATCAAGCAGACATGCTTAGCTGTACTAGTAAATATAAACTATATAGATGCGGCCGTCGTATCGGAAAGTCACAGGCTCTAGTTATTGAAGCACTACACCATATTGCTACTAATAAAAATCATACTGTACTAGTTATAGCTCCTTATGAGCGTCAAGTAACTGCCTTATTTGACGAAATGAATAAGCTACTAAGTCTAAGCCAAACCTTAAAAGGATCTGTCGCCAGATCGACTAAGACTCCATCTCGTATGGACTTTTTAAATGGAAGTAAGGTATTAGGCTTTTCTGCAGGCGCAACCTCTGGTTCTGGTGCAGATAAAATTCGTGGTCAGGACAGCCATCTTATAATTATTGACGAAATTGACTATCTAGAAGATAAAGATATTGATGCTGTTATGGCTATTCTTGCTTCTCACCCTACTTGTAGACTTGTAGCAGCATCTACTCCTGCTGGCCATAGAAAACGCTTCTTTACTTATGCTACGGATAAAGATCTTGGCTTTAAAGAGTTTTGGTACATATCTGCCGAGTCCCCGTCTTGGACGGCTCAGACCGAATCGTTTTTAAGAGGTAGTACTAATGATACTACCTATACGCACGAATACCTTGCAGACTTTGCTGAACTTGAGCAAGGCGTATTTAAAGCTAGGTTAATTAACGCCTCTATACAAGACTATGATATGAAGTCATTTGAGTACAAACCTTCTGCTGATTACATTCTAGGTGTAGACTGGAATAAGGCTGCAGGTACTCATATGGTAATTGTAGAATGGTGGCAAAATAAACTAACTCTTGCTAAAAAGATAATTATAGACGAAGCTTTGTATACTCAGACTGAGTCTGTAGAATTAATAAAAACACTAAATAGGCAATATCGGTTTAAATACATATTTGTAGATAGAGGTTATGGCCATACTCAAGTAGAATTGCTTAGAAAGCATGCTATACACGAGCCTAGCTCTATGCTTGATATAAAGCTATTTGATATTTCTATGAACCAACACTTAGAGGTAATTGATCCTATTACTGGAGAATCTCTAAAGAAAAATGCTAAGCACTTCCTAATTGAGCAGACTAGAAAGCTACTAGAAGACGGATATCTTATTCTTCCCAGATCAGAAGATACCTCTGTTAGCACTAGTAATAGCCAAATGGGCTTGATACAACAAATGCGTAACTTTAGAATAGAAGCTGTATCTACATATGGTCTGCCTAGATATTCCCAAGGACAAGACCATACATTAGCAGCTTATTACCTTGCTTGTGGCGGCTTCTATTGGAAAGAAGGCGACTTAAAGACTTTCCCTTATAGTAAAACTGTAGGCGGTATAGAAATTAGCGATGAGAATAAACCAGGTATGGATCCTGTACAAGCAGAAAGACAGGCCTATAGTCAAAGAGGATATATTTTAAAGTCCTCTTCTGACAAGGCACCTAAAGATACTTCCTTAAGAGGTAGATCATTAGATAAAAATTCTTTCTCTAGAGGCGGGATGAATAATATAAAGAGAAATATAGAAGAAAGATCTAGAAGTCGCTTACCAAGAAAAGGCGGCGGAGATAACTATACTAGAGGAAAATTCTAATGCCTTTTGACTATAACGGTAGAAAGCCTTTTGAAAGACCTAGAAAGCTAGAAGAGCTAGAACTAGAGCAGTATAAAAATGTTGTCATACCTAATGAAACAGCACAATCATCAGAGCGAGATAATGCGACTGACGGCTTGTTCTCTAAATTAGCTAAAACTTATATAAAAGGCAACAAATTAAAATCTGCTTTATCTAAGATGGATCCGGCACAGTTTATTCCTATAGAGGAGTTTGCTGATGAGACTAGAGCTGCTGCAGAAAGATTAGATACTATAAACTCTAAAAAAGGCTCAATTATTACTTATGGACTTTATCAAAAAGCTGTAGATACAATATTAAATAAAAAATGGGAAATAAGAGGAACTGTGCTAAAGATGCAGATTCCTGCTTCTGTAACACAAGTAAGCTACGAGACTAGCCAAAAACTTAGTGGTGGCGGTTCTGGAGACATGCTAAAAGAATTTGTCTCCCAAAACGGAATCATTGCTACCATAATAGGCATGCTTACTCTTTCTCCTTTTCAGACAATAATATTCCAAGCTTTAGGCGTCGAAGAAGGAGCTAAAGGTATACAGATAGCCCAAATCCCAGCTGGCATAGCTTTATTCTTAGAACTAGGTATAAAAGCTGAGAGAATATTAAAAATGCTAAAAGGAGCTAAGGTAAGTACTCCTTTAGTAGAAGAGCAAATAGAGTTACTTTCAAAATCAGAAGAAGCGCGAAAAAATGCTTTTTCCTCTATTGGTATAAATTATGACGACTTTAAGAAGTCTCAAGAATTTAAAGATAGTGAAAATATAGTTAACTACGTATCTGAGTATTATTCTAGATATGGTGGCTTGGCTGCTCCTAATAGTCATTTAACTATAGATCACTGGATAGCTTATCTACACGTTTCACAGAATCAGCAAACCATAAGGGGCGGGTTAAATACCTCACACCTATTCTCTCCAAAATTTGCTTCTATTAAACAACAGTTCTATCCAGAAGACCCTCCTGCAACTAATATCTTTAATGAGCAGAATAAACAGCATAGTAATATAACTGCCTCTCTAGCGGGAACTTTAAATACTTTAAGCAATGTCAGCAACGATATGTACGACGATATCGTAGCGGCGTTTAGTCATTTTCTTACAGATAGGCAACTTTGCTGCTTAGTGCAAATTTTTGGAGCAATAGGTAATCCTGATTTACTGATTACTATTGCAGGCTTGCTAAGACTGCTAGCTTCTTCTTTAGCAGGACAAATTGCGCTTATTCAAAACTTACTACTTCGTATGTTGGGTAATTTAGCGCAGGATGCTTTATTTGAGCTGGCAGGAAATATAAATAAACTATACTATAAGGTTGCCCATAAGATAACTAAAGCATTTACAGTAGACTTTGAAAATCTTCCGGCTTGCAATGGAATGTTTTCTTTAGCGTGGGCCTTACTTGAGTCTGTTAATACAATTTTTAGTCAACTAAACAGCTTAATAAGAGAACTATCCTCTATAATAGGCAGTCTAGGAGATAATAGTAATATAAACTGGGAAGTATCAGCCGATAGAAGACATTTACTAGGTATTGCCAGAATACTAGAAGTCCTAGCTATAAGACTCGATATGGCTAGTACCTGTGAACTAGAGGATAAGCCAAATACCTCCACTCGTCAAATAACTGACAGTAGTCCAGAATTTGATCAAGCTGTGTTTACTATTTTAGGATCAATTCCTCCTGTTATTCCTTTAACTACTGAAGAAAAGCAAAAATATTTTAACACTAGTACAGAAAAGACCAGTGAGCGCTTAAAATATAAGTATGGAATAGTTCCTGAGCAAAATACTGAGACGGAATTTGGTAACTGCTATAGTCCTGATCAAAAGCAAAAAATAGATCAGTTGATAAAAAATATTACAACCGCTATAAGCGAAACATTCAATGGTTAATCCTGTCTACGTAGAACATCCTATACAAGGCAAAGACATTAAGCTTGTAATTGCTGGCTCTAGGGCTCAAGAAATACAAAAAGCCTTAGAAAACAAAACTAGAATACTAGGCAGAGTAAAGAGTTACGAATTTAAGGGTACTTCTAGCTTTAGGTCTAGTGGTACTTCAAGATTTACTCCTCCTATCTATGATTTAAGTGAAATTGCTCGCGCAGTAGACGTAGAGCCTTATGTTTCACAGTCTGTTAGAAAGCATAGAGAGCAGATACTAAAAGAAGGCTACCAAATCAGCGGTATTGATGAGGAAATGGTGGCTTATGTTAAGCGCCGTCTATTTGAGATTGCAGTAGTCACAGGTATTACTACCGAGCAGTGGTTACGAGAGCTCGTCACAAATTTAATTACGTATCATAATGCTTTTTTGATTTTTAGACGAGAAGCTACTCGCTCTGGCGGAAAGCCTATAAAAATGTTTGGAAAAGAGATGGCTCCAATAGCTGGAATATTTGTAGGAGACCCAACTTCTATGGAAGTTATGGTGGATCGCTACGGAACAGTTAAAAAGTGGAGACAGCACGTTGAGGGCCTTCTAGACGACGATACAACTATTGAAAAAAATTACTTTCCAGAGGATGTAGTACATATAACTTTGGATAAAAAGACCGGCTTTACTTTTGGTACGCCATTTCTACTTCCTGTCTTAGATG